AGGCGATCATGCGGTCCGAGTGCTCTTCCCCCTGGATGAGGCGGTTGAGTTCTGGGTAATCCCGCATGAACGCCCGGATCACGGCCGTGAAAGATCGGAGAGCAACGTTGTTCTCCGGGAAGTAGGGCGCGATGAGGCCATCTGACATCTACTTCTCCCTGGCGATCTTGTTCCTCTTGATCTCGATCTCATCTGCGGGAGGTGAGACCTTGTCCTCAAGAGCCAAAGTGATGACGTTGGGCTTCCCCACCTTCACCGGCTGCGGCTTCACCGTCCTCTTGGCTTGTTCCTCTGGAGAGAGGACCTTGCCCTTCTTTGAGCGCGCGGCCGAGTACCATCCCGGCAGAGCACCGATGGAGACGAGACCCCTCTCTTCGAGGGATTTCACCTTGGCATCTACGAGCTCGGCCGGGAGGCGCACAACAGCCCCCGGATCGAGCGTCACGTTGTAAATGGCGACCTGAGTCGGGGTCTTGCCGGGACCATCCGTCAGGTTGGTGATGTCGACGACCATCGGCTGGCCTCGACTACATCAGCTTCTTTTTGTTGTGCTTTGGGTTCCCGTGGGGCGCGGTGTGGGGTGAGGTTGGCGCACCAGGCTTGGGCTCCGCAGGCGCCGGCTTCTCGTCCGACTGCTTGGGGGCATTCTCGTCGACCGTCGGCGGGACGCCTTCACCACCGGCAGTGTCCGGGCGGCGAGGTTCGTTCGCATCAGGCGGCGGGATGGGTGGGGCGTGTGTGGGGGCGTCCGGACCAGAGATCTCCGGCAGGGACTCGATCGGCTGGGTGGGCGGGCCCTGCTCCCCTTCGACATGAATGTGTGCCTCGCGCGGCAACACCTCACCAGGCAGGATGGCCTGCTCGATTGGTGGTCGCGGAACCACAGCACCCGAGACTTCGGGGGTGATGGGCTGGATGATGTTGGGGTTGGCGAGATCGGCGCCGGGGGGTGCCGCAGGAATCACAGGCGTACCCGGAAGCGGCTTCTCGAGCAGCTTCAGGACCTCATCTTGGTTCTCGGTGAGGTTGGTCGGGTAGTTGATTTTCTGCGCCTGGGGGTTGAACTCCCCATGCGGATTGACGTGGGGAGTGGGGATGCGCTCGGGAGCGAGCACACGAAGTTCGACACCCTCCTTGGGTTCGACCTCCACCACTTCGAGCGAGCCATCCTGGTACTGCTTCACCAGCTGGTCGCGGATGCGTTCGAAGTGTTCCTTCTCGACGTACATCTGCATCCCAGGATCCAGCCGAACCCCAGCGATGTTGATCACTGCGGTCATGCTGGCTGCCGACCGGTGCAGCGTGACCTTCGCGCGGTCATCTGATGTGTTCTTCAGCAGAAACAAAGACATAGGTGTGCCTCCACAGAACGAGCCCAAAAAGGAAAAGGGGCGCCTCAGGATTCTTGCCCTGGGCGCCCCTCCGTTTGCCTTACGACAGGAGCGGGTTAGCCCCGCCGACGTCTAGAATTGCGAGACGTCGGGGAACTTCAGACCGGCATCGACACGGTTGTTCTCCGCGCCCAGCTGGTCCTCATCGAGAGGCAGACGGGCCTCGAAACCGGAGGTCGTCGCGCCCGGGGTCACCGAGCCGGAGTAGAGTTCCAGCTTGACGATCGAGGCCACGTTGCCGATGCCGATGCCCACGTCCATCCACGACTGCCAGGTGATGAGGTTCGCCACCTTGTCGATGTAGAACTTCGTGTTGTTGAGCACGTAGCTCTTGCCCAGGAACTCCGGTGCGGTGAAGCAGTAGAGGTTGCCGGGGCGGAGGATGTCGGTCTTGATGGTGCGGATCAGCTTCTTGCTGAGCAAGATGTTGTACTTGTAGCCGTCGACCATCGTCTCCGACTGCATCTTGTCGCCCATGTCCTGGAGGGTCCACGCCAGGATGTCGTCGTAGTCGACCTCCGTGATGATGAACCGTTCCGACCGCAGACGGTTGCCGTCGAGCAGCTTGAACATGTTGATGAAGTCCGGCCGCAGGACCGGACGGATCACGAAGTCGTTGCCGGGCGCCGAGAGGGCGTTGGTCCCCTTGATGATCGACTTCTTCACCACCGCGGCGTAGGTCGTCGTCTGGAGGGCCGTCGCCACACCACCGTTGACCTCCTTCTGGATGGCCTGAACCGCGCTCTCGGCGTGGCGCAGGAACTCGCGGTCTTTGATCTCCTGGAGATCCTTCACCGAGTTGTCCTCGATGATCTTGGTGATCGGCATCTCGTAGGCCAGGAGCTCCTGCTCCGTCTTCTCGAACTTCTCCGAGGAGATGGTGAAGAAGGGGACCTCGAACCGCGCCGCCCGGATGAAGCGTGCCGTGGGTTGACCACGGAACGTGATCGTCATCGCCCGGCTCTTGGGCTCGATGTCGACGATCTTCACCAGGGTGTCGTGGTTCACCGAGCGCTGGCAGTCGGCGCGGGTGACCGGCTCCGGCGGGATGATCTTGTCCACGAAGCACACCTCGCGGAGGCGGTCGCGGATGTAGACCGAGCCCATCTCGGCGATCTTTTCTTTGCCTTCGCTCGTGTCGAGCTTTGAGGCGAACATGTCATTGAGGACTCGTGCTGGAACGCTCATCTGGGTTCTCCTGCTAGAAATTTTCCGAAGGGGTTCTGGTCGAGTCGCCCGATTACGGGACGACGACCGAGGTAGCCAACCCTGCGGCCGGCACGTGGTAGCGGATCTTGCCGCCACCGGGGAGGCGGGTGCAGCGCGCGATCACGCTGTACGTACCGGCGCCCGCGGGCAGCCGCTTGAGACCGCGGCGGGTCAGACCGCCAACAGTCACGTCGCCAACGATCAGCGACATGCCCACCGTGACACCGGTGAGATCCGCCACCGTGGTCTCGGCCTCGTACCCGCCGATGTAGAGCAGCGGGACCTTGCCGATGGCCTGGGTGTCGTAGCGGCCGCGCTCCGCGAAGAGCTGGAACGAGGCGCCGGCGCCGTTGCCGGAACCACGGACGGCCTTGTAGGCCGTGTCGATCTCGAGCCACTCGCCGTCGATGAGCGGGTTGGCCGCCACCGGGTTGAGGAGCGTGGGATCGGCGACGTAGAAGTCTCGGCGGTCGACCTTGAGAACTTCCGAGATGAGCTGGAGGTACGGTGCGAGTGACATGATGATCTCCTTGCTGGGTTGCTAACTTGGGCGGCTCGTTCAGCTGAGAATGGCGGACTCGAACGCCGTGAGGGCGTCGCTGCCTTCCCCGCTGAAGTCGGAGACGCTGGCCAACTTCACTTGCTGTGCACTCATGTCCACAGCCTTTTCCACGACGTCGAGGTTGTCCTGGCCCAAGAGCCGCTCGACCTTCTCGTCGTGATTGAGTTCGGGATTGAGACCTTTGGCGTCCATCTCGGTCGCCAACTTCTCGGCCCGCGCTCGCTTCTCGTAACTGGCCAACTTCTCCTTCAGGGCACTGATTTCTGATGCCTGGGCCCGGAGAGTCGGGCCGACCTGACGGAGGACTTCCGCCGTCTTCTCTGCCGACAGTTTCGTCTTCATGGTCGTTGATTCCCTTCTGTTCCGTACCCGGTCTCAGACCATTCCCATGGGGCCCGGCTGGACCCCAGCTCCTACTGGAGCTCCTCCGGCCGCTGCTGGGTCTTGCATTTCCGCCGGGCCACCCATTCCGGGAGCCCCCGCCGCCCCTCTCGCTTGCGCGAGAAGAAGCTTCAGCCGGCGAACTCGCTCTCCCTCGGCCAACCCCTCGGGGCTTGCCGGATCGACCGATCCCGCCATCGACGTCATGCCGCCCATCCCACCACCGGCTCCTCCCATACCCCCGCCCATGCCTCCCATCGGAGGTGGCGCTCCCATCCCGCCCATGGTGGCGACCTTCTCCCTACCCCGTGCCCTGTCGCCTGCTTCCTTGAGAAGATCGAACGTGCATTCGCCCTTCCCTCCGCAGGTGCATCCGGCTTGTGCAACTTTCACAAACCGGTCTCGAACCGATGCGATCTTCACGCCGCCCTTGTCAGCGTTCCGCAGGTTCTCGTGAACTTTTGAATCGTGCTTGCGCGAGAAGGCTGGCTCGTCGAGCACTTCCTTCAGCTGCGCTTTGACCGGACCTTTGGCGTCCTTCTTGGTCATGTTGATGGCTGCCGAGATCGAGCTGATGTGCTTGCGACCCTGGTTGCCGTAGCCCTCGGTCGGGCCGCCCGACGCCTTGGGGGGCGCCTGGTTGGCATCGAAGCTCGGGAGCTGACCCTTGCCAGCCGATGGGTTGGCGCTGGGCTTGGCCGAGATGTTGGCCTTGAAGGTGTCCTCGCCAGCCAGCTTCTCGAGGATGAGATCCATGGCTGCTGCCGAGGCGTTCTTCTCGCTGCCCACAGCGTAGGCCCCGCCGCCAATCGCACCCGCAACCCCGGCTCGAGCGCCAGTGGCCTTGAGCGCCTCACCGCGAAGGTTCTTGTTCTTGAAGGCGGCCGTGGTGTTCCCGGCGCGCACACCCTCGTGAACTCGGTTGCCCACCATGTGGGGAATCTTCTTGCCACCCTGGAGCAGCTCACCACCGCGGCGGGCGACGTCACCGAAGCCGGCCGTCTTGGCCTTCAGGTTGACCAATGGCCCCTTGGCCGGGTACATCGCGTGAGGAACCGAGCCAGAGCTTTGGCCGGGCGCCTTGTGCATGTTGTTGTCGACCTGAGTCTTGCCGCCCGGGTCCCCGCCGGTGGACAGCGACGTGCTGGCGTGGCTGGCAGCCGCGTCCTCACCTGCCGGCTTGTCCTTCTTGTACTTCTGGGTCCCACCGATCGCTTTCGAAACCGGTAGTGCACTCGGCCCTTTGCCCACGCCCCGCGGAGAGCCCGACTCGGCAACCTTGGCGAGCGCCTGCGCCACGGGTCCGGGAGGCTCGATCGAGTCGATGTTCTCGGCCAACCAGTCGCAAGCTGATGCCAGCTTCTCGACGTAGTGGGGGTTCGTGAAGTCCGCCGTTGCGTCTTCCTCGGTCTCGTCGATCTCCTCTTCGACACCAGGGTTGGTGTTCCCGTCGAAGCGGATGAGGTTCTGCACCTCGGGGGAATTTTGCGCGGCGGCGATCTTGGTCTTCGCGCCGTCGAGCACGCTCTTGATCATCGTGTGAAGCGGCAGTGGGCTGCTCATGGCTTTCTCCTGTTCAGGTCCGTACTGGTGGCGCGGCCAGCACGGGCTGGTGCTGGGCAATAGGGCTCAGGCTCGTGCCGGAGTTCACCTTCGAATATCTGGGTACCCCGCCAGGCTTGCTGGTGTCCTTCGGGGAGGTCGACTTGATCGTGCCGATTTGGGCTCTGTTGTCCGAGTCACTCATCCCAGCGGGAGCGGGCAACACCTGTGCGATCTTCGTGATCTCGTCGACAAAAGATCCGACGAAGGGGGCGAGCAGGACGACCTGGGCCTGTTTGCCAATGCCACCGGGGTCGGCGGTCTTCTTGTCGTCTCCCGGTGTCTTGTACTTCTCTTTGGCTTTCTTCCGTCCGCCCGACGTCCCGTACCCCTTTGGAGACTTGCCGACCGCGTGCGACTGCTGAGTTGCGATGGCAAACGCCTGCGACTCCGGCATCGACGGGTTCTTCGCCTGGATGTGGCGAGCTCGGTCATGAATCCACTGGGGCATGAACGTCTGGGCGGAAGGAAGGAGGCGGGACCCGTGGAGAGTCCCGCCTCGGCACCTCCCTTAGCGGAAGGTGTAGCCAGCCTCTTTCAGGATCTCCACGGCGCGCTGATCGACGGCCTGCTGAACCTGCTCGGGGGCGGCGGGTTCGGCAACCTGACCACCCTGGGCCTGGGCGGCCTGGAGCGGCTGACCCGTTGCCGGATCGATCCCGCTCTCTTCCAGAATCTCCGCGGCGCGGATCTGGGCGAGCTTCTCGAGGATGGGTGATGCGTTCTTCTCCTTCGAGCGACCCGCGGCGTAGCCGGCAGCGCCACCGCCAGCAGCTGCGGCACCACCGACGTACTTCTTGGGGTGGTTGCCGACGTGGGTCTTGGCCGCGCCATAGCCCGACTTGGCCTTGTCACCCACGGTCTTGGCGCCGCTCGAGATGGCGGAACCAGCGCGGCGGCCAACGCCACCGATGCTGGTCGCGGCCTTGCGACCGAAGCTCTTCACCGCGTTCCCGGCATCACCGAAGCGGCCGGCGATCTTCTCCAGCTCCTGGGTGTATGCGTGTGCCATCACCCGGCCCAGGAAGTCGGCCTCTTCGAACTTCTGCGCGGCTTCCTTGGTGAGGTCTTCCTCGCCACCGGCTTCTTCGTCGACGTCCTCTTCCGAGGCGCCTTCGCCGGCCTGGGCGATCATGCCCTCTTCTTGGCCTTCCTGGCCCTCGACCTGCTGACCCTCGCCCTGCTGATCGCTGAGGACGTCAGCCGCGAGCGCGTCGATCTGCTCGGGGGTGAGACCCTCGAGAGACAGACCCTCTTCCGCCGCGAGCTTCTGGAGCAGCATCGACTGCGCCGTCTTCTCGAAGTCCTGCTCTTGTGCACCACCGGTGCCGTAAACCTGTGCCAGCCATGAGTTCATGTGAGTTCTCCTCTTTCTTGGTCGGGAAAGCGGTCATCCTTGAGGTGCGCAGCACCCCTAGACCGACATCTCCGCGAATCCGCCCACCTGGGCGAGGGGGACGACAATGCCTGGATCGGCGGTGTGAAACCCCCGGTCTTCGTGGAATGCCCCAACCAAGTAGGCGAGTGAGTCGGGGCCCAACACGCTCGCAAAACCCGTCTTCTCAACCCCACCGGCGAAAGCCTGAGCCATGCTCGCCCCGAACAAGTCGGAGCGGAGTTGGGGGTTGAGTGTCAGGGCACGTTCCACTTGCGCGGCTTTCTTGATCAGATTCCTGCGGTAGCCGTTGTAGGCGGCTGCCAACTTCTTCATGACCGGGCTGTCTGGCCTGGCCGGAGTAGAGGGTGCCGGCATTCCTGCCGGGCGCCGAGCCTCTTGAGCCCGGCGTTGCAGCGCGGGCGAGGCGATCGAGCGGTTGCGAACCGCGCCAGACGACTGCAAGAGCTGCTGAAGACGCTCGTCGGACAGGCCCTGGTCTACAGGGATTGACTCATCCACTTCTTGGGTCGGTCCGAACGTCATGTTCTTCGCGTCGAGTTCGTCTGCAAGGCCCCGGTCGCCCATCCCCACAAGCATGATCCTCTGAAACTCTCGCGGCTTAAGTACGATCCCCATCATCCCTGCTGTAGAGGCGGCAGCGGCCGGTCCGCTGTCAGCCATTGAGTCCAGCACTTCTGGGGGAATGTCTTGTTCCGTCTGCTCGAGTCTCGGAAGCGTCTCCTTCGTGAATGGGCCGGCCGGTACTGATTTTATAAGCTCTCCCATTTTCCTGTGGGAAGCGCTTTTTGCTTTTGACCCCGGGAAGATAGCCTCGGCCAGCTTCTCTATTGAGGAGAGGCACTCATCTCCGGCGCAGGCACAAGAGCAGGACTCTCCCGCCTCTTTCGCCAACTCTTTCGCCTCTTTGAGGTTCGTCTTCTTGAACTCTGCGAGGGTCATTTCCTCCAGAGATCCCAGCTTCTTAGCTGGCATGTGGGCGAGATAGGATTTCTTTGCCTCGTCCGCCGAGTCGTACCCCAACATCACCTTGTGCTCGTCGAAAGCTCCGCTGTCTTTCAGCTGCTTGATGACGAAGACCTTCTCTGAGGATTTGTTGGGCCCGACGTAGACGTCGAGCTCCTCACCATCGTTGTCTTTGGTGTTCTTAATGTAGCCGTAGTCGGCTTTCATCTTCTGGGAGAACCCGTCCTTGTACTTGCGGGTATCTCCCTTCGGCCACTCGATCCCGATGTCCAGGCCGTCGACCTTGTAGGACTTCTTCAGGGAATCATTGGCGAGCTTGGAGATCCCATACCCAAGAGCCGCTCCCAGAGTCCCGCCCACGAGAGCGCTGCGAAGCTTGTGAGGCACCACGTCGTCCTCTGGTGGGACATCTCCATAGTGGGGTGCGTCCTCACGCTTCTTCTCGTGAGCAAGCCCAGCAATGATGCCGAGAAGACCGAGGTTGGTCATCAGCGTCCCGCGCACTGAGCCCTCAGCTTTCTTGGTGAGAGGGAAGTACGAAAGATGGTGTTCTTTGGCCTTCAGCACGAATAGTGCGCGGTCTTGGAAGTTTCTACCGTGTAGCTCCTTGATGACCTTCTCCGCTTCAGCTTCTGAAGACATCTCAGCGACGCCGAACCCTCTTTGTCTGCCGGTTTCTCGATCCCTTGGCAGCTTCAGATAGGAGACAGTGCCGTGATTGCCTAGCAGGTCACGAACATCTTTTTCGGTCGTATCATATTGGAGATTCCCCACGTACAGCCTGGCACTGGCCTTCTTGGTGAAGGGAAAGGCGGCACCCAGGATCCCACCTGCGATGGAGTCCTTGACGACATCCTTCTTGCGAGAGGATTTGTCGGCCTTCACTGCATGGTTGCCAATGTAGCCAGCACCAGCACCACTGGCTCCACCGATCAGACCACTGACGATCCGCTGCTTGACACTGGCCTGCTTCTCGAGAGGAGGTGCATCAGGGAAGGCTTTCGCCCAGCTGCCCGGCTTCCTCTTCTCGAGGCCGTTCCAGAGTTTGTCGACCATGAGGTCGCGCGGTGAGGCGTACTTAGCCCCAACATCTGCACTGGGGCGCGGGATGGTGCAGTACTCGCCCAGGCAGACCTGATTGCCCTTGTGAGCCAGCTTCGCCATCACCTTGGCGGTCTTGTCTGCGCCAATGAAGACGAACGAGATGTCGAAGAAGCGGGGGGTGTCGTTCCTCACCGCGACCTTGCGGCCATCGGGGAGAATCTTGTTCATCATCGATCCGGCGTGCTCGCAGTAGTCATCGCGAGTCTTCGATTGGTTCCCGCAGATGGTGCAGACGTCGAAGGGGACCCGGCAGCCCATTGAGACGTCGGGAAAGCCGCCCTGTTCGATCCGCTGGATGATGTCGTACCCGTCAAACTGCATGCAGAGCGCGCGGTCGAGATAGACGACCAACTCCACCCGATGCATCGAGGGATTCCAGACCGCTATCTCCACCCGCCCGAACGCTCGCGAGGGGTCCTTGTTCGCGTGGTGCTTGTACGGGTAGGCGTTCATGAACGTGGGGTATCCGTAGTTCCACGTCGCCCCCACCGCGCGCATCTCATCCACCGGGAGCTGCTCCCAGTTCGGAGGAGAGTTGATGAGAGCCTTCTCGGGGAAGAGATCCCCGTTGATGTTCGAGCCCCAATACTCACCAGCGCCCATGGCGTTGACGAGGACGTAGATGCCCGAGTCCGTCTGCTGCGTGCGGCCGACGAACTCAGCAACTCGCGGGTGCAGACGCGACTGTGCCTGCATCACGGCAGCAGTCTTCTCAAGCCCCTTGCCGAGAAGAGGCAGGCAGAAGATGTTGCCGCGGTTGTCAGTCCCGCGCCACTGACACTGCTTGATCATCTGCTGGCGCGGATGCGAGCTGCCTGACCACTGTGCTGCTTGAGCTTGTCCAGCTCTCTGCGTGTACTCGGCTCACCGTCCTCACGCAGGGCCTTGCTCATTTGCAGAGGATGCAGCTGGGTCTTGTGCTCCATTTCCTGGAGCAGTTTCCTGGTCTGCGTCTCTTTGTGGAGCTTGTCGGTCGGGTCCTCTCGGAACTTGGAGATGTCGACCCCGCCAGAGGGCAGCTTCTTCGTGTCCGAGATGTTCTTGTGCGAGCTGACCAGGTTGTTGAGCTGGGTCGCATCGAACTCGGGGAACTGCGCGTTCTTCCGCACGTAGGAGCCAGCCACGTGGGGATTGGAGGCGAACTCCGGGTTGAACTGGTGCAAGGTGCTGAAAGCGTTCTGCACGTCCTTCGCATCCATCTGCTTGAGGTCTGGATTCGCATCCAGCATGTTGCGGTAGTAGGTGCTCTTCGTGATCCCGCGCTTCATGGCGTTGTACATGTCGCCGGCCAGAGCCATGGCGATGCCGCTGCCAATGTTCACGCCGAGCTGAGTGGCCGCCCCACCCATCATCCCCGCCTTCTTCATGATTCCGTCGAGCTCGTCGACGATCTCATCTTTGAAGGGGCTGCTCTGCACCGCGGGTGCCGAGGTGACCAGGAACTGGTGTGTGCCGGGATCGACCTCGGCCACCTTCTGCATGAGCTCGTTGATCATTCGCCACCCATCTCGCGTTTGGCCGCGACCACGTTTGGGTCGAAGCCGATCATGTTGCTTCGTGTCTTGTTGATGCTGTGCTTGACCGCGGCCCCGGTACCGAGAGCAGCCCCGCCGAGCGCCACTGGCGCCAGCACGCCCTGGTGCTTGACCGCCTGGTTGATCACGTAGCGGCCTGCGCCGACCGCCATCCGGGTGAGGGCGCCGGCGTCCTTCACGAACCCGGACGAGGACGCCGAGCGAAGGACCGCCAATGAAAACGAGAGGTTACGGAACGTCATGGCCTACCGGACATGGGCGCGGAGGAACTTGTGACTCTCGGCCAATGCTCGATCGGCATCACCCAGTGCGGTGCCGAAGAGCACGCGCGCGGTGGCCGCTTTCACCAGCTCGGTCCAGCTGGTCGCCATGGGGTGGGCTGGGTTCAGCACCGCACCCGCCGTCTTGGTGAGGCTCCGCTCGAGGTACTGGGGGGAGACCCCCTCGCCCATCATCCGGTTGAGCAGGGCGGGCACCAGCTCCCTGGCGTGCTCGACACCTGCCAGCTTCTGGAGCGCCCCCACCGCGCCGCCAAGGCCCGCGCCCGCTGGGTCGACGACCTCGTTGCGGAAGGCCCGGTAGAAGTCGTCCTGGGCGGTCTTCAGGCCCATCTCGGCCTGGTCGTTCTGGCTGGCGATCTCCGCGCGCGCGGCTTGCGCCTGGAGATGCGCGTCATAGACGTCGTCGATCGGGTTGGCGTGCGAGGTGTGTGGGAGGTCCACCTCCTCATTGGCCGAGGCCACCTTGGCCATCTCGGCACCGGTCCCACCCTGAGGCGCAAAGAGCTGGGAAAGTTCTGCGTCCCCCACATCTCCCTGCGCGCGCGGCGGGGCGCTCATGTAGTCGGCCTTGCCTCCATCGAGGGTCTTGCCGTCGAATGCGGGTGAGCCGCCATCCTTCGCATCTCGAATCACCACACCTGGGTCAGCCACCTCGAAGTGCACGTTTTTATCCGGGCTCTTCTCGAAAGCTTCCTGAAACGCGGAGTTGTTTGCGAACTCCACGATCCGACGGACGTGCTCGTTGTTGAGGTTCGGATGCTCTGCGATCAGCTGTGCAATGCCTTGGTTGAGAGGCATCTTTTGCTGCGAGAACATCTGGGCAGCTTTTCGACCCAGCATTTCGAGCATCTCCGGTGCGGGGGGAGACTCGGAAGACTGGGTCAGAAGGTCCTGAAAGGCATCCATGGTCAGTCGGCCTCCGACGGTATACTACGGATGGTAAGAGGCTGAGAACTCTATGGGAAGAACAAACGAGGACCCCGAAGACGACTTCGTGACCAAAGAAGAAGCCGCCCAGATCCTCGAGAAGGGGATTCGGACGGTCTACCGCTACATCGACAAGGGCTGGCTTAAGACCTGTCACCGCGGAAATCTCATCGGGACCAGCCGCCAGAGCGTCTACTCGCTGAAGGCCGAGATGGAGAGGGAAGCGAATCCCTACCTCATCCACACCAAGATTCTCGAACACAGGTTGGCTGTGGCAGAGAGTCGCATCTCCGCGATGATGCGGATGTTGAACCTAAGAAATGAGCCCTTGTCCCTCACCGACCCGGAGGCCAAGTCGCTATACGACATGGTCGACTACTGCGCAAAGCAAGGTTGGTCTCCGCACAACGAAGAGACCTTCATCGACTCGTTCATGCGTATGCGGGACGAGAACCTCGAGCAGTTCCGCCAGGTGACTGGAGACGAACACCCGTGGCGTCCGTTCCTCATGCTCGCTGGCACCATTCGCGCAGCCCTCTTCAACCGAGCTCTTCAGACCGATGCCGATCTGGCTGCGTCACACCTCAACGTCTTGTCGCTGATGTGGTGCAAGCGCCGAGGAGAGTCCGCCAAGACCTTCGACCTGCTGGTGGCGCGCGATGCGGTCCCTCTGAACAAACTCATCCGCCGGCTCGAGCGCGAGAAGCTCAAAACAAGCAACGCTGGGGAAGCCTGAAAAGCTGAAGCCTCCCGGGAGATAAGGGCTTAGCGCACGAGGATCTAGATCAAATCCTCGTCTCTTCAATCCCTAGGGAGGTACCAGATGAACCAGGCAGCAGTGGGTCCCGTGATGGCAGTTCCAGCACAGGGCCAATTTACGCAGAATGAGCAGTACCTGTTCGCGAAGCTCAGTCAGGTCGAGGGCAGTGTTCAGCAGCTCGAGAGCATTGCGACCAAGCTGGCAGAGAACGACTACCGGCTCATGTCGCCGGGCCGCATGGCGGTCGTGGTGGGAGGAGCAGTGGTAGGAGCAGCCGTCATCGGTTTCGCCACCGCGGCGATCTACGACAAGGTGAAGTACGGCAGCGCTCGTCTCATCTCGTTCGATGAGCTCAATGCATTGCAGTCAGCAGCACAAACAAATCAGCAAGACGTAAGGTAGTTTGAGAGGGGGACGGCTGGCGCTGCCGGCCCCTTCTCTTTAGCTCGCAGGTCCAGACTCCTTCGGGTTCGAGTTCGGAGCGATGACGTCAGGGCGTGGGTACTTGATCATCGAGGCGAGGAAGCACAGAAGCATGGAGTGAAAGGCGTCATCCGTGGTGTTGGGTGACTTCTTGTACTCGTTCATCCGGCGCTGCTCGTTGAACTCCGAGAAGATGTTCAGGAAGTCCATCGCGAAGGGATTCTTGAACTGCTCCCAGTTCGGGAAGCGGAAGACGTCCCGACGCTTGATGGCGTTGAAGACGTCCGACATGACCTCGGTCCGGTGGACCAAGAAGCGGTGCAGGCCGTCTTCCCATTTCACTTTTTGCCCTGGGGTCGAGTATTGGTACTTGATGATCCGCTGCCAACCGAAGCGGCGGGTCAGCTCATCATTGGGCCAGAAACCACCACCGTAGTCGCAGCCCACTAGGGAGACCTTGTAGAGGTTGATGATCTTGGTGATCTCTTCGATCTGGACCTTGGGCTCTGCCTCTCGGCCCTCGAAGCGGTGATAGTAGAAGGTGTTGAACTTCCCATCCGGCAGGTACGCACCGAGAGTGAGAACGGTGTACGTGTTCTCGCCCGAGCCCCAGTCGATGCCAGCGAAGGTCTGGATGGAATCGCCCAGTCGCGAGCGAAACTCCTTCTGGTAGGACTCTTCGAGGCGGATGGTCTGGTTGCAGTTGTCGACCACGTCCTGACGAGTGAGTGGCCTGGTGCCTGAGTCGTAGGAGAGCCCCAACACCTCGTTGTAGAACTTCGCGCGCGAGTAGGTCTTCTGCTTCTGGCTGATCTCCTCGTAGG